ATCCTGCTCGGATTTGCTTTGCAGCCAATTGGCAGAATTATGAAATATTGCTCATTCTCAACCACTTGCAGTTCATTTCTCTCATCTTCACTTTCCGTTGCTTTTGCTTAAATTGTGCACATGAGAAGGCACACGTTCGCTACCCTAGCCCTCTCGCATGATGTACCAATCGAGAATGTGGCACGTATGCTCGGGCATCAGGATATCAAGACGACTCAGATTTACGCAAAGGTTCTGCGTTCTTCCATAGAACGCCACTCTTTAGCGTTAGAGCGTTCAATTCTCTAAGACACGATAGAACACTCCTTTTAGTAACTGCGACTTTCCTGACTCATGGAAGGTGGCAGTTATTTTTTCGCATATATAGCGCTGTCCTCTTATGTGGAAGAGCGCCCGTGGGTTTGGTATCGTGTCGGATAGGAATGAGAACGTGTATTTCTTCTTTCCGTCGATCTGAAGCATTACAGTGCGCATGGAGTTGGCTATACCTTCGTTGAGTCGCAATGTGAATGTTGATGTACTGAAGGCGAAGTCGTCAAATACCTCCACCTTATCTATTATAGGGTGCGGCTGTCGTCCTGCCGTTATATTGTTACCGCTCCAGAATCCGACATATATGCATGAGAAGTATTCCTGTCCGTTGTCCTTCTTTCCTTTCGATATTTCAAGACTCGCCCTTCCTTGTGCGAGGTCTCCGGCGTTGTAGTCCAGTGTCGGGTCTGCTCCGTTCGACTTCCGATTGTATGTGATTGTTCCGTATATGTCGTCGGCTTGGGTTATTGATCCGTTTGCGTCCTCTTTCACAACGGCGTTTTCCCCCATTTCTCCGCAGTCAAGGAAGAGCACGTTGCCGTACTTGTCGTCCGTTCCCTCAATCCACGCCGGCACAATCTTCAGTTCTATGTCTTCGGCGTCGTCACCTGCGTACATCGGTCCGAACTGGTTGATTGGCAGCAGACGGTTATAGTAGCGGTAATACTTGTTTCCATTGAGTTTCTTCACGTACACGGACTTGTAGCAGTACATCACAAAGTATGTGTCGTTCTCTTCGCAGTAGTAGAGGTTGTGTCCGGTGGATGCTGGCGGATAGCCTCGGTAGTAGCTCGTTAGGCTTCCGGTGTTAAGCGTGGTCTTGTACACTCCGCTCTCCTTCAGTGTCTTCACAGCATCTATGAGCGTGACCATGTCGGGGAACGACCTTGCCTTTTGTCTGTTCGCCCGTATGTACCAGTCACAGGTGTAGTAATCCCATAGCAGTGCGTTGTTGTCTGCATATCTGAGGTTGCATGAAGCCAGGTACTTCGATTCATCCTCCTTTGACACCTCTGCTGTAAAGCTATCCACTACCTTATCAATGAGCACGTTTCCTGCCGTTTCCGCCATCTTATTTGAGAAGTGGAATGAGATATTCTTGGCTTTGTGTGAGATGTCGAACTCACCGAAGAGGAAGTTTTCAAGCTGCTCGAAGAACTCCGTGAGCGTCCAGTGTGGCAGCGCTTTAGCAAAATTCCACATCTCCCATGAAGCCGGAAGTGTATTGCATATGAGCAGGTATTTGTATTGTGATTTTTCTATTTCCGAGAAGTCATGCGTGTACCCGATTTCCTTGCATATCTTCTTCAATATATATAAAAGGTATGGCTGGAAAGTGTGCTCTTCCTTCGGGAACTCGAATCCGGTGACGGCGTGTGATCCTACAATGCAGGGGTTGTGTATGTTTCCAGAGTGGTTGTTCACCCACGGCAGCGGCACATATCCGAATCCGTAGATAAGTGAGCTGGAAGTGATTCCGGTTCGCTTTGCCGGGTATCCCAGTTGCAGCTCATTCAGATAGATGTCATCGAAAGTTTCGTTAAAGTTCTGTTCACTGCGCCCTTCCAAGAACTGCGTTTTCACTTCTACGTCCGAAATCTCCGTGATAGTTATGGAGCCAGACTTCAGGAAGGCACCGTCGCGTATGTCACAATCGAACGCCACCTTAGAGCTGGTGAAGTCAGCTCGGTGTATGTGTCCAAAGATTGCTATGTTCTCCGGGCATCCCTTCAATGGGAAGGTGATGGTCATGGTGTAGCTGTCGCTACCCGTAAACAGTCGGTTCTCGAAGATGAAGTCAAACGACGTGTTCTTCTTCAGATAGGCTTGTTTGCCATTGATTGTTATTTGCATAAGCTGAATGTTGAGTTTTGAATGTTAGATAAGATAGGCAGCACCTCAGCAATTAAAGCAAGCTTTATTGCATTCGGTTTGCACTATCTTTGAATGTTGAATTGTCGGCTGTGCCGATGATGAATTGTTCAATTATGATTTTCGTCTGCTCTTTGGTGACTTGTTTCTCATCAGCGTTTGGTATTCATCCTGCGCCTTCTTGATACCAGTGTCTCCGGTAACCGTGTTGACCGTGACGAACGGCTCCTCCAGTTTCTGCTGCAGTCGTAGCATAGTGTCCGCATAGTCCTTCATCGCCTTGGTATTCTGCACGATTGCCGCTGTATCCAGCCCGTCCGAGTGCTGCTGCACGACGATCGGCTGCTGATTCGGTGTTGTATATGAAGCTGGCGCAATGGTCCGGCTCACATCATCGGCTCGTAAGGATCCGATGGTGTTAGTCCGCTGCGCATAGTCCAGGGCGTTGATAATAGGACGCGCAACAGGGTTGGCAAGCATCTCCTGCGAAGCCACCCATTCCCCGGCATGAACCACGCCTACTTCTTGGAACTTGGCACCTTTCGGAGTAAAGCCACCTTTGGCATAACCTTGGCTTTCACTCGCTTGCTGCTGCTTTTTTATTGCAGCAATCTGAATTGCTCCTGCAGCCACCGCCATTGCAGCAGCCACTGGTGCCAGGATATAACCCACAAGAGGGATGGCCGCTGCCGAGCCATACGCCGAGATGGCGTTCTGTGCCGTCTGCGCCACCGCTTGTATCACCTGCATTGCAAACATCTTTTTGTTCGCTTCATTCTTTTTCTTTGCCAGTTCCTTCTGCTTCTGCTCCTCGAGCTTCTTCACCTTGTAGTTGTTGCCCTCTGCTTGCGATATATCCTTGTCATACCGCTTCTCGATGGCAGCAGTCTGTATCTCCAGTTCCGCCTGAATGAGCGAAGTCATGCCCGAAAATATTGAAGACATGCCCGATGTCAGCGTGTCAAAAGAGCCTTGCACCGCCTGTCCGAGGTCCGAGTTCAGCCACTCCGTGATGTCCTCCGTCATGTTTTCGAGGAAGTTCTTGCTCGTGTCGTTGTACTCCTGGCCGTACTTCTTCGCCAGTGCCACCTTTGCCTTTTGATACGCTTCCTCGATACGCAGCTTCTCCTTGGCATCGTCGCCAGCAGCCTTTATCTCCTGGGCATACACTTCATCCAAAGCGGAAGAGTCCTTATCATACTTCTCTTTCTTCTCCGACTTGTTATCCCCAAAGTAGTCCTCTTTTATTTTGGCAAGCTCCTTCTGGTGCTTCTTTTCGTTGTCCTCAACGGTCGTCTGATTACGCTTTTGGTTTTCAACGAGCTTATTCTGATAATTCTTCTGCGCTTGCAACTGCTCCTTCGAGCCTTCCGTGTAGACCTTAGTCAGACGGCGCAGATGCTCCAACTCCATGAGTTCAAGCGTATCATCAAACGTCTTTTGATCTACCTTTCCATCAATGTACCGCTGTTTCTCCGTAGCAACAAGCTCATTGTAATAGTCGTTCTCCTGCTTCGCCGATTGCATGTTCTTGTCATCAGCGAGCTTCTTCTTCGCCTCATAGTATGATGCTTCAGCCTCCATTTTCTGCTCCGTCGATGCCCTTTTGTTCGCCATGACCTTCTGATTGTACTCAATATCAATCTCTGTCATGCGGTTCGTGTACTCCTCGAAGTCCTTCTCACCTTTGGCGTATGCGATACGGTTGAGAGCTTGTTCCCTGGTCTTCCAGTCCTTTTGCGGTTTCAGCACATCCTCTGTCTTCGTCTTCTTGTCCGTCTTAGGAGGCGTGTATGGAGGGTTCTGTGTCTGCTGTTCCTGCTTCTGTTCTTTCTTCGTTTCATTGAGCGCATCCTTCTTGATGTCGTCGCCGTACACGTCGGTAATCGCCTTTTCGCGTTCATCGAGTGCAGCGAGCTTAGCGTTAGTTTTCTCCAGTGCCCACTTATGCCTGACTCTTGGACCGTTCGCAGAAACGACCGCCACGCCTCCGTATGCAGAAGGAAGATACTTGTCTTTCTCGGACTTTTTCACGTCCTCGTCCACTATCTTCTGCTGCTTCTTCTGCTCGATCTTCAGCTCTGCACGCTCCTTTCCTATCTCCTTCAGTTTGTCCTTGGCACCCTCAATCTCGTACTTTCGTATGAGCGATTTTATATAGTCGTCAAGCGCTTTCTTGTTCTCCTTGTACTTGCCAGTGGTGTCGTCCAGCTGTCCGTTGTATTCCGGAATGATCTTGTTGAGTTCGTCAATCGCCGTGTGTCTGTCCTTCAGCGACTGCGTTTCATCGCGAGCCACCGCAATAAGCGCATCAATCTTGTTCTTCTCGTCGATGATGCCCTCCTGCCCACGCTTTCTGATGTCCTGCATGTCCTTCTCTGCTTGCGACACCTCCGTAATCTTCTTGTATAGCTTATACAGAACCACTCCGAGAGCGATGGCTCCGGCAGCTATCACACCATATCCGGACGCGAGCAGTGCACCCTGCTTTTTGAGGTCCGACATCAGCCATGACTGTCGCCCCCAATTGCCCTGCAGTTTGGCGAGCCCCATCTGAAGAAGCAGGTGTGCAGCGTGCAATGTGGCGACCGTAGTCTTGTATGCCGTAGTCGCAGCCTTGGAAATAACAAGCCACGCATAATGCGCCTTGAACGCTATGTTGCTGGCGTTCACCGCTATCTTGTAAGCGATGAAAGCAGCAGTAAGAGTAGCGAGTGTACCTGCGTTCTCCTTGATGAAGGTGATGGAAGTGGACATGAACTTCAACAAAAGCGTAGTGGAAGAAAGCACATGGCTCATAATCGGCTGCAGCTGCTCACCAAGTGCCACCGCCATCTCCGTCACGCCATTGCGAGCCTTGTCAAGTCCTGCCTGCACCGTAGTATTCTGCACATTGAACTCATTTGTGACAGACGTACCCTCTGCAAAAGCCTTAGTAGCTTCCTCCTGCTCCCACCGCACCATATCGAGGTTGCCAGCAAGAGCCGAAATCACCTGCGCAGCACGAGCACCGTTCTCGCCCATATCCTTGAATACTGGAGCCAGTACGTCGATGTTGCCGAGTTCGTGAAGACGATCCAGCAACATAAGAAGTCCCTCGTTAGTACTCTTCTTCAGCGTTTCGTTGAACTCCTTCGCATTAAGCCCCGTAGCCTTGATGATCTTGTCGTTCTCCTTGAACATATCCATAATAACCTTTGACACCGCTGTAGCCGACATCTCCACCGCCTGTCCCTGGCTATCCAGCACCGCAGCGAAGCCCATGATTTCCGGGATAGTCATCTTCGCCTGGGCACCCACGCCAGCCATGCGCTGTGTGAAGTTTGCGAGATATGGAGCCGAAGCCGTGCAGTTCTGTGACAACTCATTGATAACGGAACCCACAGCAAGCAGAGCCTTCTCCGTGCCGAGTCGTTGCTCGTCACCGAAGATGTTTGTCAATTTTGAAAGAGTCAGCGTAGCCCCATCACCGAGGTCGTCCAAAGCCACATTGATTTGGTCGGCAGCTTTTACAAATCCCAATACATCCTCCTGCGAGGTTTTGCCCAATCGACCAGCCTCCTGCGCCAACTTATTCAACTCCTCACGCCCCGTTCTGGTGTCTATCTTCTGGAACTCCTCGTTCAAATCCTCTACCTCCGAAGCGTTCATTCCGGTAAACTTGCGGACATTCGCCATCTCCTGGTCCATATCCGCGAAGGCACTCACCGCAGACCGACCGGCGAGGATGATGCCGGTTATAGCAGCCGCGATGCCTGCCAGCGCCGTCTGCCAGTCGTTGAGTTTTCGGTTCATGCGTTCCCACAAACTTTCATTCTCTCGCAGCTGCGAGTTGATGCTTGCAATCTCCGCCTTTACACGCTTGATAGCCTGGCACTGCTTGTTCCACTCCTCTGAACCACGCTCCAAGCCATTGAGGTTTCGTTTCAGCTGTACAAGTACCCTGTTCAGTTCCTTCGGCGATGCTTCATCAAGCCGTTGCAGAGCGTGCTCCACGCCCTGCGCCGCACTCTCAATCTGTGATATTTGTCTGTTGGTTTCCTTCAGCTCACGCTTCAGCTTCGTAAGCTGCTGCTTGTTTCCGGCTTTTGCAGCTTTCTCTATTGCATTTTCGAGGTTGGAAGCCTGCGCCTTGAGCTTTACGAGCATATCTTCAGCCTGTTTTCCGTTCACTGTCAGCGTTACGGTTGCGTTGGTATTAATTGATGACATACGTCTTTCAGTTTTGAGGGTTAATTTAAGTGCAAAAATAAGCACCTTAAAATGGCTCTCAAAAGACGGATAATAAAGGATTTACGAGCGTTTCAGGCACCTGAAAGCCAAAGAAATCCTACCATTTTTAACGGCTTGTAAAATCAACTGCTTGATTTTCAAGTCGTTGCAGGGTTGTTAAGGGATGTGCCCTTAACCCCTCTTGATAAAGAGCCCCCGACCGCCCTGCATCGCCTGTCTGACACCTTGCCACTATCAATGCGGAATATGTAAACGAATGTTAAAAACAAGTTGCTTTTATTCGTAAAAAGTGCCAAGTTTCGCAAAAAGCTGAATTTGCAGAAAAACACGCAAGCGAAAAAAAGAGCGAAGGTCTCGGCATCATCACAAACCGCCACGCCACGCCATTTAAGGCACGCAAGCGGAAAAAAGAGCGAAGGTCTCGACATCACCACAAACCACCACGCCACGCCATTTAAGGCACGCAAGCGGAAAAAGAGCGAAGGTCTCGGCATCACCACAAATCGCCACGCCACGCCATTTAAGGCACGCAAGCGGAAAAAAGAGCGAAGGTCTCGGCATCACCACAAACCGCCACGCCATTTAAGGCACGCAAGCGGAAAAAGAGCGAAGGTCTCGACATCACCACAAACCGCCACGCCACGCCATTTAAGACACGCAAGCGGAAAAAAGAGCGAAGGTCTCGGACATCACCACATTTTTAAGGCACGAAAGCGGACGACACAGGCAAAAAGCGCACCGCACAGGCACGAAAGCGGACACTACAGGCAGAAAATAGGCACAATAAGCTCGCCACGGCGAACGGGCGGTAATGGGGCTGTGGTGAGGGACAAAAGGTAAATCGTCTGTCGGTCTTAAGCCGACATTAGACGAATTACCTTTTATCACACACCTCTGCCGTACCTATTGAATAAGCGAGAGTGCCGCCTTACCTATAGCAATCTCGATTGCCATTGGTAAGACGGCTGTCTCGCATTGAAGAATATAGAAAGCGGAGCTTTACAAGGCATGAAGGCGCAGCCTTATAGGGACGGAAGGCTCTGCCTTACCAAAAGCGAATGGATGTGGAGAGGAGTGTAATGAAGTGGAAGTGCAGTGTGCAGGCTTGGCGGATGGAGTCAAGCCTACCACAGAACGGACACGCAATGGAACGGAACGCACATCCTTTCGCCAATAGATGAGACGAAAGGGGGCGGATACGGAACGGACGGTTACGGGAGTGTAGATAGCCGCTGCCTTTCGGCTGAAGGATTGAGCAGAGCGAAATGAAAACAACCGAGCGCAGCTTCACGGACTCGCGCGGAGAGCAACGTAGCGTGTGTCCGTACCTTCTGAAAGTCAAAGGGTGCAGGGCACTGTTTGACTTTATAAATAAACAAATGAGTGCAACTTCACGGACTTATGCGGAGGGTAACGGAGCGTGTGTCCGCACCTTCTGAAAGTCAAAGGGTGCAGAGCACTGTTTGACTTTATAAATAAATAAACAAGACATCGCAGATGTACAAGAACCAAATGACATCTTTGATGTGGTGACGACGGACGGAATGCAATGACGTGGGGATGATGACGAAGAGGTCAGACAAGCTCGCCCAGAGGCGTTGCTTGTCTGGGTGATGCGGCATCATTCGCGGAGACGCAGGCGTGTTCATTGTTCGGTGGCGAGGACCGGCGCAGCCGTGAAATTGTGTGGCGTGGAATGTAGTGGAGGGAATTTGGGCAACTGTGGAGAAATGTGTGTGTTGCTTACCCCATGCCGTGACTCGCGTGCTCGCACTTTTCTCGAATGTATGGAGGACTTGTCGACAAAGGAGACGTGTCCTCCTCACATCCGAGAAAAAGAGTTGCGGCGTGGATCAGGGAAGTGGCATACTCTTTTCGGAACTGCAGACCAAATTGACGGAACGGAATGAACGCACACACAATTTCACTTAGCCATGCAATGGCTGCTCCTCGCCATCAAACAATGAACCGCCGGAGCCGGAGCCACGTCTTGGGGAGCTTGCGACCGAACAATAAATAGAGCGTGAAGGAGTGTGCGACTGAACGAAAGAATAAGCGTGATGGAGTGTGCGACTGAACGGAATAGCTATGACTGAGGGAGCCTGTAACCGAAGTGGGTGGGTCTGCCGGAGCTGCGGCGACGGATATAGGCTATGATGGCGACTGCCACTATAATGACCAGGAGGGCTATGCAGAGCTTTGCCGTAAATGGAACGGAGGTCTTAGACTTCTCACTGCTATTGGACTTGTCAAAAGAAGACTGCTTCGCCTGAGCGAAGGTGTCTTCTTGTTCTTGGGCTGCTACGGACTTCTCCTTTTCCTTATGGGAAAGGTGTAGTCCGTAGATTTTGAGCGTCTGCGGTTGACCGCGGACGGAGGGAGAAGACGCTCCTTGAGCTGATGGAGACGGTTTGCCGTGTGTGGGGTGTGATGCTGAGTACGGCTCGCCACGGACAAAGTCCGTAGCGTTGCCGTGCGAAGTGGAAGGCTTTGCCTTAAAGGAGGCGCTTGGGTCGCCCGATGGATAGCTGAAGGAGGAGTACAGAGGGGTTGCGGATGTGTCCGCACCCCCGAATACGACGACGCAGCTATCAAATGAAAGGGCGGTAAGGCGCTGTAGAGAACTGAATGAAAGATTCTGAGCGGATCGCCATTGAGCTTGCGAAACGGCGTTTCGCTCACTTTCATTGGATGATGATGCTGTCTTTGTGCTCTTGCATGACAATACAAATGCACAAAGAATTAGGATAAGGATTTGTTTCATATCGTTTGTTTTAGATGTTGGCATACTCTGCCGTGGCATCGAATGATGGGCACGCCTTGGCAGCGAAGTCTCGGTGTCCTCGTATTTTGGCATTGGGGAACTGCACTCTGAGTTTACGAAGAAGTGCCACCAATGCGGATTTCTGCTCTTCTGTTCGAGTGTCCTTAGGGTATTTGCCGTCGGCTGTCAACCCACCGATATAGCAGATTCCTATGGAATTGGCGTTGTGTCCTTGGCAGTGCGCTCCCACTTGTGCGAGCGGTCTGCCAAGATGCACAGAGCCATCGCGGTAGATGACGAAGTGATATCCTATTGAGGCAAAGCCTCGCTGCCGGTGCCAGCGGTCGATGTCAGCCGTGGTGAAGTCCTTGCCTTCAGGCGTGGCAGAGCAATGGATTATAAGAAAATTTATGCTGCGCATAATTTTGAGTTTTGAATTTTGAATTGTCGGCTACGCCGATTTTGAATTGTTCAATGTTGAATTATAAGCCGAACTAAGCCTTTTTAAGCCTCTCTACGCCGTGGAAAATCGGGTGCAGATGGGCGGCATCTAAAAATGACTATTTCATTTTGTAATTTGCCCAACTTGTACTATCTTTGAATAAGATAGGCGGCGCTTCGGCACAATATTCAAGCAAGCTTGATATTCTGCTCTCAACTTGCACTATCTTTGCATATGGCTATTAACTTTAAACTACGAGCGTATGATGGAATTGTTAATAATACTTTGGATAGTGGGCATGCTTTTTGGCATGTCACAAGGCAGAGGAAAGTAAACTACAGAGCTATAATACTAGTGAAGAACTAGATTCTTATTGCGCTTACACATTTCATTTAAGTGTAGTATGCGCAGCTTAGTAGCTGCGCATAGTCAGTTCTTTGGCTTTTTCTGTTCCTCCTCTTTGAGCTTGTTGTCGAGGTAGGATCGGAGTTCAGTGTACTTTGTCTGTATGTAGATAGTGACACCGAAGATTGATCCGGCGTAGATTAGACATTCTGCGAAGATTCCTAACACGGATTCGTGTATTTGTCCGGTGGGCGGTACGATGAAACCTGCGACAGCGAGTGCGAACCCACCGATGAGCATTGCTACGGCGGATAGGATTTGGATTGATTCTTTTGTGTTCTTTTCCATAATGAGTTTGGTGTTTAGATGGTGAGATGGTGTGATGTTGGATTGTTTTGTCTTTTGTTGATGGAATGTGGTTTGCTATCTTTGTGTCGAGTCTGTGGCCGTAGTGCCATTGTTCTCGATGTTGTGGCCGTAGTGCCATTATTCCTAATACTGTGGCGGCCCTTCGGGACTGCCATTGTTCTTTATATGGGGTCTTGTTTTTTTCGCTTCTGCTCATATAGGTATTGGTTTTAGTTTATTGTTTTCACCGTCCTACTTTGTTTTGTTATCCTCCGTTATCTTGATAGCTGGATTGTGGTGTCAAGTGTGCCCCCATTGTACTGATTTGCGGTGGCGCGTACCTTGAATATGGCGAGGTTCGTGCGGAGGTCGCTGAAGGTGAAGGCTTCTGACTTTGAGATTGGCTTGTAGAAGGCAATTGCAAACTTGAAGTAGTGCGTGCGCTGCAAGATGTCGAAGACTTTCTGTCCGTATGGAAGTTTGACGGCTGAGATGAGGTTTGTGGCAGGGTCGATCTCTTTCTTGATGTATGTGAAGAGGTGCTGCGGCGTTGGCTGATACGTTGGCTTCATGGGGTCAGCGTTCTTGGAATCATCGCGGAAGAGTATCTGTCCGTTGGGTGTGACTGTGAGCTTTTCTGAGCTGAAGAAGCGGTGCCACCCTCTTCGCTTCGCCATTGGCGTGCGTTTCTTCTTGTCGGTCTTTCTGCCGTGTCTGCTGGTGCGGATTGAGTAGCGGAAGAGGATTGGTTTGAGTCCGGATTTGATGAGTTGCTGGGCGCCCGGGATGTAAAGTCCGTCCTTTCGGATTTGACATTCGATGTGGATAGTCTCGGTCTGCTTCATGGATGAAAGCGTGTTGTAGTTGGCTTGCAGACTGCGTATAACTCTCTGTATCGCAGGTATTTTCTGTGCTACGTTTTTGCATTGGTTGAGGTCTTGAACGTGTTGTGACTGCATGACTCCTGCGCGGTCAGTGGTGGCTGCACGGAGTACGAGAGCGTCGCGGAGGGAAGTTATTTCGCCAGTTTTCAGACTGCAGTCGTAGAGTGTGAGGTGCATCTGGTTCGGGTCGTCAGTGCCAGCGCTGATGCCTGTCAGAATTCTGTTGAGACTGGTGAGGTTAGCATAGAATTTTGAGACCGGGGCCAGCTCCGTCTGCTGCGCCGTGGTGCCGATGACGTTGGCGATTTGCTGCAGAAGATTGCCGAGGACTTGTACGGTGACTGCTTCTTCGCGTGTTTCGGACTTGAAACTTTTGATTAGCTCTGTGATTCGGGTGATGTCTGTGGGCATATTTTGAATGTTGAGTGTTGAATGTGGAATGTTGAATAATCGGCGGAGCCGATGGTGAATTGTTCAATGAGGAATTTTTGGGGATTGATTAAGCCTAACTAAGCCTTCCTAAGCCTTCCTAAGCCGTGGGGCTATCTTTGCTGGGCTATCTTTGCTGTCGGGATTCTTGGGCTTTCTGGGCTATAGGGTGCGGGCTTAATTTGGTGGCTAGTGATTGTAGCGAACATACTTGTCGTCGAGGGCTCGGGCGACGATGCCGACAAATTCGTGTGCGATGTTGTCGACGAGGAAGTCGCGGAGATTCATGACGGAGGCGTAATACTTCCGGGAGAACCAGGGTTTCTTCTGACGCTTGCGCTCACGTCCGAGGTCGCCGGAGTTGCCTCTTGGGATTTCCTTTCCAGTGCCAAAGTTCTGCCAAAGTCCGTATTCGAGAAAGGACTGCGAGAGTCCGATTTCGATGAAACGTCCGTCGGCTCTGACAGGGAGGGCTTTGAGTGAGCGTAGGAGTCGTCCTGTGTCTATGACGTTTAGGAGCGTGATCTGCTCGCACCAAATCGTGATCATTGTGCGGTTAAAGGCGAACACGAACTTTTCGCGCTCCTCACGCTGTTTGTCATTGCCATTCAGTTGGGTCATAGCGTAAATCGGTATAAGTGTCTACTGCGATTTGGAAGAACGCACAGGCGCAGCCTGAGAAGAAGTATTGGTCGATTTCCTGAAAGGAGATGCGAGGGTCGAGGAAGATGTTGTTCTGCTCCTGCTTCGTCTTTTCGAGGATGAGCTTGCTCATGAACTGGCGGAACAGCTCGCGCATGATGTTCATGCACATCTGACGTGCTTCCATGTCGAGAATGGCGTGTCGCATTGCGAGGAAGACCGTCTTCACGCGGCGCGTGTGCGGACTGTTGTTCACCTCGATGTAGCCCTGGCTGATGTCGCTGACGGCGACAATGGCGGTGGCGGACTGCAGCTGCTGCAGGACTTCCTCGAAGCCGTCGAGTCCGGAGACTCGGGCAAAGACGAAGTCGTGAGCCTTGGCGAACTTGTTGCTGTCTGTGAGGGATGCGAAGAAGGCTGTGGCATCCCAATTGATGTTTGATTGTTGCATGGTGTTGTGTTTTGGGGCTTGGCTTGTTGATTGTTATTAAGCCTTTCTAAGCCTATTTAAGCCGTGGGTGCTACTTTGTTTGCCGCTTGATGTCCTCGGCTTCCTTTGCCTTTGCATCAAGCTCCGTGAGTGCTCGCCATGTGTCCATGTTTAAGACTGCGTCTTCTTTGGTGATGTCGCCTCCAGTGAGGGCACGGATCTGCGCGTTCATGCTTTGGCGGAGCATCTCTCCGATGGGCGGTGTGTAGCCAAGTAAGTTCTGCTCGTCAGTTGGCATCGGTTGCAGGAAGTGCGGAAACAGCCGGGCGAAGTATTGCTTCAGCGATGCGAACCAGTAGAAGGCACTGTATAGAATCGGGCGTGTCAGGCAGCGTGGCTTGATGCCAGGATATAGAAGTTGCGTGAGGTCCTTCAGCCGCTCCTCGTCCTTCGTTTGGAGAAAACCCTGGTAGTAGTTGTCGCAGGATATGAACGTCGAGAACGGCACGCCTTGGAAGTCGGCTTCGAGCGGACGCGCCTTGCCTATCTTGGTGATGCGAGTAGGGAAAGAGGGGAACGACCTTAGGTAGTCAAGGGCTGCTGTGGCAGACTGGATCTGCTGAAGGGTAAGCGTGGCTTCCTGCTTCGGTCGGTGGCGCTGCTTGACGAAGAAGGAGCCGTTGGCGGTGCGGCACAGAAGTCGGAGGTCAGCCCATTTGAATAGGCAGACGGTAAGGACTTCTTCAATCTGCAGGTCGTGTGAGAGCAGACGGAAGAAAAAGAGGAGTTGGCTGTCGGATAAGGACTGCCAATCTTTGGGTAGGGATATATTAAAAAATGCTTCCATACTGCGAAAGTATGAAAGCATTTTTATGGGGGAAAAGACAAGTTAGATGTCGTCGTATATTATTGATGATTTCTCTAATTCCATTTTCTTTAGATTAATAGCATCTTCATATGATATAGTTATATTTTTATATGAAGAAATGTTTATTGCTATAGAACCTTCTTCCAGTTCAAAATAACAAGAATAGTGACATTTATCTTCTTCGATAGCTTGAATTTCATTGCCGTCATTTTCTTTATATGGTGAACTAAAAAAGTTGAAGTCATCATGGGGTTCTCCGTATTTATTTATATAATATTGCTTATATTCTAAATAATTATTTTTAATGGTTGACCAATCGTTTCCATCTTGGCTAAACGTAACCCCAACTTTCCATACTGTTTCTGTTTTAGGAGAAAACAATACATATATTGTTGCTTCTTTGCCAGTGAAAACACCGCTCATTACATATCCCGAGTTTAATTTTTCTCTTAGCTTATACCCTTTCTTTTCCAGTTTTTCCACAAACATAGAAACATGACCATCTACAGGTATTCCTTTAAAAGTAATATGCGATTGTGCAGACAAAAGCAATGAGTTTAAAGTTAGAATTAACAATAGAAATAGTTTTTTCATAATTTGTATTTTATTATTCTTCTGCAAAGATACAAAATTATTTAGAAGAAGAAACCTCCGGATTGTTTTTTGTTCTTATAGCCATGGTCTTCAAAAAGTTTGGATGTTTCAGAGTCTTTCCACTCGGTGAACACGTTTGCCGGAGCGGTGCGAATGAAGTTGACAGCGTCGATGATGCTCGGGATTGGGAACTCGTTCGTGCGGAGTATCGAGAACTCAATGGCTGCGATGCGTTGGTACAAGCGCTGATACCTTGCAGGGTCAGCGGTGGTGCCCCATTGCTTCAGGATGTTGCATTGGCGCAGGATGTCCATGAGTTGGCGGCTGAAGAACTCTGTTTCGAGGCGGCGCTCGATAACGAGGAGTTGGGCGTGAATCTCCATAAAATGCTGCCAGATATGTTCGGTGTAGCCGAGGTGCTGGACTGTGTCAAGGTCGGCAAACATTGTGTCTGCGAAGTATCGGAACTGCTCCGAGTCGGTCCACTGGTGGGCTGCAGGGAGCATGGAGAGGATGATTGTGAGAGCATCGTCGCGCAGTTTTTCAAGTCCGGCAAGAAGCCGGTCGACACGCTCCTTGGATGCCGGAACTATGTTCTGATTGTTGACTATTCCGAAGCCGTTCGGGGTGAGGATGAGGTCGAGCTGCGGCACGGCGTGAAGCATGGCATCAGCAGCGACAGCCATACGGCAATGGTGAAGCAAAGACGAAGAGTCGTCTTCTGTGATCGTCTTCTCCAGTACCTTTGATGAAAGGAAAGTCTGAGTTAGCCACGTCTCTGACTGTTGCAGATGATATGCGATTTTGTCGAAGAGAGAGAGTTCCCCAGCAACCGCTTTGAGGGTGTTGGGAACGTATTTTTGCAATATTTCATTGCTGCTTATCAGTGTCTTCATTATTGCCTTGTTTATTGAGTGAAACCTGCTTTGCGTCCTTATTCTCATCAAGCGTAGTAAGCTGAATGAAAGGACAATCGGGCGTTACGTTCTGCCATTTATTGAAGCGCATTATCAGTCGGTGAACGCCGAAGAGAAGGTCGTGATAAGGCTTCTGCAGAGCCTGTGCGATGGTGTAAAGCTCGCGTTTGTCTGAGCCAGAATTATTGGTCTGCGACTTGCCCGGCACCGAGCCTACGAGGTTGGAGTGGACTCGCATCGTGAAGCACATCATATTTACCGCCTCGATGATGTCTGTCGCCCAGTCGCCACCCTCCTTGTCCGTCTCGATCTTGTTGATGACAACGTCGTGTTGCTCCTCGCCGTTCGGTGAAACATAGAACGTGGAGAAGAGCACCTTTCCGCTGTTCTCCATGCCGGTGAGGAAGTTGATAATATTGTCCTTCTCCTGACAGACACGCTCCTGCTGCTTGACACGATCTGTAATGCCCTCGACCTTGAAGATGTTATTCCAAAAGGAGTTGGCAATCTCGATGTGGTATTTGATGGGCGCGGAGTTGCGGAGCTTCGCTTCCTTTGCCACGCCGATGAGCTGCTTGATGTCATACCACTTGCCCTTGAAGAGAGCTGCGTAGTACGGTATGGGATAATACGTGTTGTCGGGCGCGGGGATTCGTGTGACGACAGCGAACTTCTTGATTTTCTTTGAGCGGCTTTGCAGATCCGTGAACGGCGCTTGTGGGTTGAGCAGCTCGATGCGCTCGATGTTCTCCGGACTGACCGTGTTTCGCCAGTTGGCATAGAGGATATAAGGTATCACACCCGACTTGTCGGCAGGAGCAAAGCGGACGTAGCACGCCTGTTTGCGGACGATGCGGACAATGCGACTGGCATCCTCATTGAGGATGATCACGCTGACGCAGAACCCGAAGTGCTTGAAGTCCTGGCACACGCCGAGGAAGTATGAAGCGATGTCGTTGTCAGATGTGAAGTCGTCGACTTCCGATCTGACTCGTTCGGTGGCTTGCTCCGTGTTGTAGACGAGTCCGCTGCCGTAGCATACTTCGGCGTTGAACATCTGGCAGGTGCTCAGTGTCTCGTCGGACTCGATGAGATTGATGATGTTATATGGCATACGGTTGTCACCGCCCCAGGGTATGTATTTCATGCGCTCGTTGATGAAGATTGGCGCGATGTCGTTCTCCTCCTTAAAGACTTCAGATGTCTTGGTGATGAAGGCAGCAGAGGCATGGGTGCCGGGGATGGTATGGACGGATGTAAATGTTAGTGTATCGGGCATATATTGGTGTTTTTATGGCAAAGATATAGTAGAGAGTCGTTTTAAAAAAAGACAAACCTTTTCGCGATGAATTTACTACAGAAACATTCCTATGCGTTACCTAAGAGTAATGGAGAGTACAAAATGTATTGCTTTTAAGAATTTTTACCTTGATAATTTATGTTAAAAGAATAAAATATGATATCTTTGCAAGATAGTGTACATTTTGTATGCGAACACTTAAAGATAGTAAATTACAATAACTGAAAACGAAGTATTCTGACGATATGGCAAGAATATACGATAACATAGAGGTTAAGTTCAAAGAGGGCTTGCAAGGCATTATGACCTCTGGCGGTGTAGAGCGTGTGGATTTCTGTGTAGGATATTTTAATCTTCGTGGATGGAATATGATTGTCAATCAAGTTGACGAACTTTCTGGAGGTTATGTCTATGAGAATGACGAACAGAAATATCGCGTTTGCCGTTTGCTGGTGGGAATGCATAGACCACCAGAAGAACTAATCCGTAACATATATGGGCAATCAAAAAATTATGTAGATTCAGATTATGCCAATAAGTGCAAGTTGCAGATAGCAGTTGAATTTAAGAAGCAATTGCTGATAGGATTACCTACGAAGCAAGATGAATGGACCCTTCGTCGTTTATCAACCCAGCTAAAAGATGGCAAAGTAGTGGTAAAACTATATTTAAAAGAACCGCTTCATGCTAAACTTTACCTTGCCTATCGTCCATCTGATTTTTCAAGTAAAATCATTGGCATTATGGGCAGTAGTAATCTTACCTATTCTGGATTTACAGGACAAGGAGAACTTAATGCTGATTTCACAGACAGCGACCATGTCAAAAAGTTGGCAAATTGGTTTGACGACCGTTGGAATGATCGTTTTTGCCTTGACATCACCCAAGAGCTAATTAAGGTTATAGACGAGAGCTGGGCAAGTGAGCAAATCATACCCCCATACTACATATACCTTAAGACAGCATATCACCTCAGTCAAGAAGCACGTTCAGGAATAAAGGAGTTCACCTTAACCCCCGAATTCCGTCATGAGCTTTTTGACTTTCAGCAGACAGCCGTGAAGATAGCAGCTCGACATCTACGTAATGAAAAGCGCGGCGGTGCAATGATTGGAGACGTTGTGGGTTTAGGTAAAACCATAACAGCCTGTGCCATTGCCAAGATATATGAAACAACATATGCCAGCAGCACTCTTGTAATTTGCCCTGCAAATCTTCAGGATATGTGGCGCAAGTACGCCATCAAGTACGACTTAAAGGTGGATATAATGTCAATGTCAAAGCCTATTGATGTTGACAATGCTCGTTATTACCGTTTGATAATAGTAGATGAAAGCCATAACCTCCGCAATGGAGGCAAACGCTATAACAATATTAAGACGCTTATTGAGCATCAAGACAGTAATGTATTGTTGTTGACAGCTACGCCGTACAACAAGGACTTTTCTGATTTGGCAAACCAGCTTAAATTATTTATAGGTGAAGACCAAGATCTCGGTATTCGCCCGGAAGAATATATACGTCAATTAGGTGGTGAGCGTGCATTTATGCAACGACACAGTGAGATTTTCATCCGAAGTATCCGAGCATTTGAACAAAGTCCATACGCTGAAGATTGGAATGAACTGATGAAACTATTCCTTGTACGTCGAACACGTACATTTATAAAGGAGAATTATGCCAAAGTAGACGAAACCGATGGCAGAAAATACCTATTGTTCAACGATGGTAGTAGGTCATATTTTCCAGATCGCATACCTAAGGCACTGAAGTTTGAAACAGTAGAAGGCGACCAGTATTCACGACTGTATTCATCTTCCATGATTAGTATGATGGAAGATCTTCAGCTGCCACGCTATGGTTTGGTCAAATACATCAATGAAAAGAAAACTATTGACACAACGACAATAGAAAAACAGTTGCTCGAAAATCTCTCTCGTGCAGGCAATCGAATGATGGGATTCTGCAAGAGTACATTCTTCAAGCGCATTGATAGTAGCGGATTCTCTTATTTACTAACCCTATATCGCCACATTCTGCGTAACATGGTGTTCGTATATGCAATAGAAAACAAATTGCCTTTACCTATAGGAGATGAGAACACCCTGCCAGACGAATACATAGCTGATGAGGATAGCAATCAGTTGTTTTTCTCTTCTGAGGAAGATTCCACTATAGCAGAGGGTGCAACGATAACATTTCCTACAGACATAGATGTATATCGTAAAAAAGCCCAGGAGTATTATCAAATCATATCCACTAAGAACAATCTTGCCTGGTTAGACAGCAAATACTTCAAACGAACTTTGAAACAGCATCTTTTAGCAGACTGTGAGAAGATCATCGATATGATAAAATTGTGCGGTGATTGGAAACCCGCAGATGATCAGAAGCTCTTGGAGTTAGAGAAGCTGCTGTCGGGCATCCATTCCAAAGAGAAGGTTATTGTATTTACCCAATACTCCGATACTGCACTTTATATTTACAAACAACTTAAACGCCGTGGATATGATCATATAGGATATGTCACTGGCGGATATAAGAATCCGACAGAGATGGTCGAAAGGTTCTCGCCTGTCAGCAATGGCAAGAGCAATCTATCGCCCGAAGACGAGATACGGGTGCTTATAGCCACCGATGTTCTTTCTGAGGGTCAGAACTTGCAGGACGCCCATGTCATAGTAAACTATGATTTGCCCTGGGCTATTATCCGACTCATCCAGCGTGCCGGACGTGTAGACCGTATCGGTCAGAAAGAAAACAAGATATTCTGCTATTCTTTCTTCCCTGCAGAGGGCGTAGAAAGCATTATCCGTTTGCGTTCGCGTCTAAACGAGCGTATCAACGAGAATGCCAATATCGTAGGTAGCGATGAAGTGTTCTTTGAGGGTAATGAACAGAATTTGCATGATATGTTCAATGAGAAGAGTGGTGTGCTTGACGAAGAAGATGATGGCGATGTAGACCTTTCATCACAGGCATATCAGATATGGAAGAATGCCACAGATGCCAATCCAAAGCTCAAACAGATAATTCCGAGCATCCCTAACATTGCATATTCCACAAAAACTGTTACTGATGCAGGTGAACAAGGAGTAATAACATACGCCCGTACAGCCAACGATTTCGATGTGCTGTCATGGCTCTCACCAGACGGTTCGCTTGTGAGCCAGTCGCAGCGTCGAATATTGCAGGCTATGGCTTGCAGTGCAGACACTCCTGCAGCAATGCCTATTGACAACCATCATGAACTGGTGGCACGAGCTGTTGAAGAAATTGCAGAGCAATCCACCTCTTCCAACATTGGAGGAATTCTGGGCAATCGACTCTCTACACGATATCGCATCATACAGCTCTTGGAGCACGCTTATGAGCGTCCGATAGACTTGTTCTATACAGAAGAGATAAAGACATCATTGAAGCTTGCCATAGATGATATATATAATAACCCGCTACTTGAAAGTACCAAGACTATACTCGGTCAGATGCTTCGTCGCTCCACACCTGAGGAAATAGTAGACTATGTGCTTGAATTGCGACGCAATGGCACATTCTGCCGCATCAGCGAGGATACCAATCAGCATCGTGAGCCCCAGATAATATGTTCTATGGGACTCAGTTTAAACTAATTAAACCGACTTTATGAATAGAAATACATTCAACCAGTTGATACAGCAAGGCTCTTGGCATGAGCTGTTCATTACGGAAATGGGATGGAATGCTCCCCAAGGGCAGCATTTCTTGCCAACCATAACCGTTGATGATACCGACTATGATTTTACAGTTGTGGCACAGCGCAACGGTTTCCAGATTCTCACATGTGAGGTAGCAGCCATTCCCAACATGTCAGTATGTCGCAAGATAGACCTCAAACTCCGTCGCCAAGCCAACGATTATATTGCCATATATACAACACCTCAAAGCGAGCACCATTTGTGGGCATGTCCGCTGAAGCTGAATGAGAAGCGTGATATGGTGATTGTAGAGTATGCCACTGCAGACCAAGCTGACTTTCTGTTCTCAAAGTTGGCTGCCATCACTTTCAACATTGACGAACTCACCACTATCATAGACGTGCGCCAGCATGTAACTCAAGCTTTTGCCGTTAATTCAGAGAAAATTACTCAAAATTTCTATAACGGATTCCGTAAGCAACATAAGGAGTTTGCCACTTTCATCACAGGTATTGACGACAACATACCTCTATATGACAGTAAGAAGAAAGAGCTTAACCGCAATAAACTATGGTATGCTTCGGTGATGCTCAACCGCTTGATGTTCTGTTATTTCATTCAGAAAAAGGGATTCCTTAATGGAGATGTCGATTACCTCACAAACAAGCTAAGACAGGTACAGGCGGAAGAAGGCAATAATCAGTTTTATCGCTCCTTCTATCGCGACTTTCTTGTGTCACTATTCCATGAAGGACTGAATGCCCCTCATCATACGCCGGAGTGGGAACACCGCTTCGGGCGTATCCCGTATCTGAACGGTGGAATGTTTGATGTACATATCATAGAACAGCAATACGATGATATCGACATTGCCGACGACGCATTCATATCACTGTTTGCATTTTTCGACACTTGGCAGTGGCATCTCGACACACGCATTACTGCAACAGGCAAAGATATCAACCCTGACGTTTTGGGATACATCTTCGAACAGTATATCAACGACCGTGCAGCAATGGGTGCTTACTACACCAAAGAAGACATAACGGAGTATATCTCCAAGAACTGCATCCTGCCCTGGGTGTTTGACCGTGTGGCAGAATCTTCTTCACGCGATTCGTTCAAGCCGAACGGATATGTATGGTTAACCCTCCGTGAAAGCGGCGACCGCTATATCTATGACGCCGTGAAGCGAGGCTACTCCGCCGACTGGCAGCAACGCATTCCTGCCGACATAGCAGTAGGCATTGACACCTCGACGCCTGATTTGTTGGAACGCCGTAAGCAATGGAACCGGCCTACTGCCGACCAGTTTGCCCTGCCTACAGAAATATGGCGAGAAACCATCGAGCGATTGCAGCGTTGCGAGACAATATTAAAGAAGATATCAAGTGGAGAGATAACCCACATCAACGACTTCATTACGTTAAATCTCGATATACGCTCATTTACATACGACTTACTTTCACAAACCACCGACCATCGTCTGGTGGCAAACTTCTATCATGCCCTGCAAAACGTCACCATCCTCGACCCAACATGTGGATCGGGTGCTTTTCTGTTTGCAGCCATGAGCATACTTGAACCTCTCTATGAGGTGTGTATAATGCGAATGCAGGAATGGAATGCAGAAAATCCAAACCTGTTCCAAAAGGAGTTAGGAGAGATTGCTTGCAAATATCGCAGCAACATTCAGTATTTCATTTACAAGAGTATCATCTTACGTAATCTTTATGGTGTAGACATCATGGTCGAAGCCACGGAGATAGCCAAACTGCGCCTATTCCTGAAGATGGTGGCTGTGGTAGAAGTGGACAAGCGTGCTGACAATATGGGACTTGACCCATTGCCAGATATCGACTTCAACATTCGTTGTGGCAATACACTTGTGGGATATGCCACAGAACAGCAGTTGACTAACGATTTGATAGAAGGTGATATGTTTGCCAAACAGGAATTTGAGGAGAAAATCCAGGAGCACCTTGTAGTAGTGTCCGCAGCCTATGAGCTATTCCGTCAAGTGCAGCTCACGGGGGCAGACGACCGTGCTGAATATGCCAAGGCGAAGAAGGACCTTCGCAAGCATCTTGCAGACCTCAATGAATTGCTCAATCGTCATATGTTTGCAGCAGACGGAGCTTCAGATTATGATGCTTATCTAACATCACACCAACCATTTCATTGGCTAGCCGAGTTCTATAATATTATACATGGAAAAGGAGGATTTGATGTGGTGATTGGTAATCCGCCGTATGTAGAGTATAATAAGAGAAATAAGGAAACTGGCAAATCCATAAAAGACCTTTATGCCATAAAAGATTACAAGACAATAAATTGCGCTAATTTATATGCTTTTGTAATAGAGCGTAGCTGTATTCTTTCAAATAATCGAGATAATATTGGATTTATCGTACCACTTACTATAGCCTCAAACAATAACATGGCTGACTTGAGAAACTTTATTTGTGATCAAGGAACAAGTTGGTTCTCTCATTACGAGATAAGACCTGCGAAATTATTTGAAGGAGTGGAGCAGAGATTGACTATATTCTTCATGAGAAATACGGAATCAAAAGTTCTGTATAGTACCTCTATAATACGTTGGCATAATGAACATCGCTCTATATTATTTCATATGTTGAAATATGCAGAATCTTTCAATAATGGAAGCATTTGGAGGATTTCCAATATGATAGAACAAAGAATATATTCCAAATTTATGGAACAAAATCCGACTTCACTTCTTTTAAGAAGACATGGGGATACCATTTATTACAGAACAGCAGGTATAAGATATTGGATTATTTTCCTACAGAAGGGATTTAATACAGAATCTTTAAGTAATAAAGTCGCCCATGTGGAAAATAATGATATTGCCTTATCTTTAATGGCTATATTTAACTCTAATCTGTTTTGGTGGTATTATGCACTTAACTTTGACATGTTTAATCTTAAAGATTACATGATATTCAATTTTAGGTATACATATTCACTTAATATGGGATTATCAAATCTTGCAAGACTATTGGAGAACGATTTAGAAAAGAAGAAAATTGAGCAACCAATCAACAGCAAAACACGAGGAATAGTAATGACATCTTATTATCAAAAAAAGAGATCCAAACCCATTATCGACGAAATAGACAAGGTGCTTGCAAAGCATTATGGTTTTACAGATGAGGAGTTAGACTTTATTATCAACTACGATATCAAGTATCGTATGGGCGACGAACTGAATACTAACGGTTAAAAGCAATTATGCCAAACGAACAACAAATCGGCAACGCTACTTTGTTGCAAAAACACAAAGTGGCATTTCTCGCTGCAAGTCATATCTCCACGCTGTCTGTGCTGCCCACTCTCGAATGGGCGGCACAGATGGCGCGAAGAGAAGATGTGGCTGTAGTGAGCGGTTTCTCCTCGCGTATGGAAGAAGAGGTGCTACACATATTGCTCCGTGGCAAGTGCGGTATCATCCTTATGCTTGGTCGCCAACATTACAAAGTACTTCCTAACGTATGGCAAAAACCATTGGCAGACAACCGTCTCCTAATCATCTCTACAAGCAAGCAAACACGGCAAAGTCGCCAGGCTGCAGCGGAACGTAATGCAAAGGTGTGCGATATGGCAGATGAGGTAGTGATGCCATGCACACCTCCAGAAGATAGCAGTCTACACCGACTTTATGAAATATATAGAAGCAACTTAAAGTTGCTGTTAACAAAGTAAAGTCGTAGTCGTCATTCCAAAATATTTATGACCTAAAAGGTATTGGTGAACATACAACATCAACATCAAATCCTCTGGATTTTAAGAAAGACTGAATCGTTTCTTTAGACAACACTTTATTTTGTGTTGAGGGGCCTAACCAAACGGATTTCAAAAAGTCTTTGCTGAAATATTCTTTTACATATGGAATCGGTTCACCATTACGCACCCTGAAGAATTCGGTTTTGTCTTCTTGTTCAAATCCCATCTTATTGCCAATACCAACAATACGAACTTCGTTTTCATACTGATAGTAATCGTTTTTTATGATACTTATAAGCAAACTGGTATGTAAAGAAATCATATAAACTTTTTCTTCCTGTGTTAAATCAGAGAAATTATCAATATATTCAAAATTGATGAATTTTGATATGACATCATCAAAGAAAGTAGAATCTTTATATAGGCATGGAAGAAATCGATAGTTGTATTTATCAAATAGCTTTTGGCGGTCAAACTCCAACATTATGCCATTGCCATAATGTCCATACATATACCACATAGGAAGATAGTCCTTTTGTAAAGAGAAACTGATAGAATGATTGTTGTCAACCATTTTTTGAAAACAATCTTTAGTCAGCTTATCCATGTTACTGGTAAATAATTCCAGACCTACTTTTAGTTCAGACGGATCATTAAAATGTGACCATTTTGTAGCCCAAAGACATATTTCTTTGTTCTCTTTTGTGGAGTTAACAATAATACCATTAAGAAAAGCATTTATATCTGTATAGTAGTAAACAGACGAACTATTAATAGAAGAGACAAGTCCTCCAAATAAATTGTCTAAACTCTTATTGCTAACATTATTTACGCGTGTGAAATCAATATTTATCATATTTTTATTTTCAAAGATACAACATAATTTTGAGATTTCAAAGAATTTAGAAGAATAATTTGATAGACAGAAATACGATAAGAAGCTGCTGGAATCTGAATAATTCCAACAGCTTCATTATAGAATCTATTCAATATCAAATCCCATGTCTTGCACAAGTTGCTTGACAACATTGACTTTGACAGTAGAAGCATCCTCTTTATCATAGAGAAGAAGAAAAAACACATTACCGTTTTCCACATCTGTAAGGACATTGAAGGTAATGACCCTTGCTCCACCAGATTTACCTTTGCCTTTAGCTTTGATAGCCATACGGATTTTGCGTATGTTTTTTGTAATTTCATCGCCTTGCAAAGGATTATTCTTAATGCTTTCAAGAAACTCCTTGTAGTCTTGTTTAAAACTTGGATATTTCTTAGCGAGACGTTTTGCTTCTTTTGCGAAGTCGTCAGAAACCGATACTGTAATATTACAACTCATCGAGCAAGCTTTCTGCAGATTGAAGTTTACGCTTTCCGGCAATGGCTTCCTTTACCTCCGTCAAAGCGTTTCTGAGTTCTTTCATCAAGTCGCGCGGTGCGTCAATGGTATTACTTCCGTCATCTGGGAAGATGCGGAAACTGCCAGCACGTGATTTTAGGACTACGTGCTCTCCTGCTTTTGCCAAATTCAGATACTTTGTCTGATTAGTACGAAAGTCTCTTGTGCTAACTACAACCATAATTCAATATATTTGTTTACGATGCAAAGAAAGTGCAAACCGAGAGCAATGAAGTTCACTTCAATTGCCGAGGTGCAGCCTTTCTTCTGCAAAGATACGCTTTTTTATTGAAACAACAATCAAAATGGTAGCCAATTAACATAATTTGGTAGCCAAATTACATATACACCTCAATCCCATTCACCTCAAATATACACACGTCTCGAAGCTGCCGGATTTCGTTAGAGTCCAGCAGCTTCATTCGTCTTGTGCCGCAGAAGAAGTCGTAGCGGAGTGAGATGCTCATCAGTGTGAGTATCCCAGTTATTTTACTTCCACAAAGGTTCGCTCTCCCAATTAGTTGGAAATCCCATAGCAGAAAC